CCCACCGGGGCATAAAAATAAATGATGCAGACTTGCTTTTTGGCAGGTCTTTTTTGTTGAGGGAGGTGATGCAATGGCAAGATTCAGACCGACACGCTTTATGGCAGAAGATTCCAAATACAACAAAAAGGCGGCAGACTATGCTGTTTCCTTTATCGAATGCCTTAGTCATACTAAAGGCACATGGGCAGGGAAGAAATTTGAACTGCTGAATTGGCAGGAACAGATAATCCGTGACCTGTTTGGTGTTCTGAAACCGAATGGCTATCGGCAATTTAACACGGCATACATCGAGATTCCCAAGAAGAATGGCAAATCAGAGCTTGCCGCTGCGGTTGCCCTGCTGCTTACCTGCGGTGACGGCGAAGAACGTGCCGAAGTCTATGGCTGTGCCGCTGACCGCCAACAGGCTGCCATTGTATTTGATGTGGCTGCCGATATGGTACGAATGTGTCCTGCCCTTTCCAAGCGGGTGAAAATTCTAACCTCACAAAAGCGTATCGTGTACATTCCGACCAACAGCTTCTATCAGGTGCTTTCGGCAGAAGCCTACTCCAAGCATGGCTTCAACATCCATGGGGTCGTGTTCGATGAACTTCACACGCAGCCGAACCGAAAGCTCTTTGATGTTATGACCAAAGGCTCCGGTGATGCCAGAATGCAGCCTTTGTATTTCCTGATTACCACAGCCGGCACAGACACAAATTCAATCTGCTATGAAGTTCACCAAAAGGCAAAGGACATTCTGGAAGGCAGAAAACATGACCCAACTTTTTATCCCGTTATCTATGGTGCTGATGAATCGGAAGATTGGACTGACCCGAAGGTTTGGAAAAAGGCAAATCCATCCCTCGACAAAACCATCGGAATAGATAAGGTGGTGGCTGCGTGTAATTCTGCAAAGGAGACTCCCGGCGAAGAGAACGCTTTCCGACAACTAAGACTCAATCAATGGGTAAAGCAGGCAGTGCGTTGGATGCCAATGGAGAAATGGGATAAATGCAAGGTATCATTTGATGAAGAGAGGCTTGCAGGTCGTATTTGTTATGGTGGTCTTGACCTTTCCAGCACAACGGATATTACAGCTTTTGTACTTGTCTTTCCACCTACTGAAGATGATGAACATTATTATGTTTTGCCCTACTTCTGGCTGCCGGAGGAAACTTTGCCCCTTAGAGTAAGACGTGACCATGTTCCATATGATATATGGGAACGGCAAGGCTATCTGAAAACAACTGAGGGAAATGTGGTTCACTATGGTTTTATCGAAAACTTCATCGATGAGCTGGGACAGAAATTTCATATCAAAGAGATAGCATTTGACCGTTGGGGTGCGGTGCAGATGTCGCAGAACCTTGAGGGACTGGGTTTTACAATGGTACAATTTGGACAAGGATATAAAGACATGAGTCCACCGACCAAGGAACTGATGAAACTGACTCTGGAACAGACCCTTTCCCACAATGGTCACCCGGTTCTTCGGTGGATGATGGATAACATTTTCATCAGGCGTGACCCTGCCGGAAACATCAAGCCGGACAAAGAAAAATCCACAGAGAAAATTGACGGTGCGGTTGCCATGATCATGGCTCTTGACCGTGCAATTCGCTGTGGATGTGTGTCTGATGAGTCGGTTTATGATATGAGGGAGATGCTGGTGTTTTAATTATCTCGATTTAATCCATTTCAAAGCTTCAGTACCACATTCATAATCCTCAGCAACATCTTTAGCATACAAATACTCAGAATCAAAAGAACCTGTTTTTAAGTTGTATGTATATTTAAATACAACAGGTATCTCTCTATTGTATCTTTGGCAAATTTCATTCAATTCCGGCATTATTTCTTCTGTTATAATATTATAGATCTTATTATCGATTTCGTCGGATACACCCGCTTTTACATTGCCAACTACTTTTTCATCAACACGGTATGCACTTGCAATTAAAGACTGGGAATCATCATTATAAATGTATACGTATAGTAGTTCCGATTTAGCACTTGCTGCTTCTTTGTACAAAGAAATAATTTCCGACTGCTTATCCATGAATTCATCTTCAAAACACATTTATCTTACTCCTAAGCTATATGACTTAATCGAAAAATTTACTCGATTTCATATTTAAGTATACCACATCCACACCAAAAAAACAACCCTCTGAAAGGAATTGATTTTTATGGGAATTTTCAGCGGGCTCTTTAAGTCCAGAGATAAGCCGACCAACAGCTACGACAGCCCGTCATACACATATTTTTTCGGCAGAAGCAATGCAGGAAAAAGAGTCACCGATAGAACAGCTTTGCAGCATATTGCGGTCTATGCCTGTGTGCGGGTTCTGTCAGAAGCAATTGCTCAACTGCCGCTTCATGTGTACAAATATAACGAGAAAGGAAAAGAGCGAGTACCGCAGCATCCGCTCTATTTTTTGCTCCACGATCAGCCAAATCCGGAAATGACATCCTTCGTATTCCGAGAAACCTTAATGTCCCATCTGCTGATTTACGGCAATGCCTATGCACAGATTATCCGAAATGGCAGAGGTGATGTATTGGGACTGTATCCTCTGATGCCTGACAAAATGAAGGTTGACCGTGATGAAAAAAACCGCCTGATATACATTTACAGCCGTTACGATGAGGCAAATCCGAATCTGAAAGAACAGGGCGACATCGTTCTTTATGCTGATGAAGTTCTGCATATTCCGGGTTTAGGATTTGACGGACTGGTTGGATATTCGCCGATTGCACTTGCCAAAAATGCAATCGGCATTTCTATTGCCTGTGAAGAATATGGAGCATCGTTTTTTGGAAACGGTGCTTCACCAAGTGGCGTGTTAGAACACCCCGGAGTAATCAAAAATCCGGAACGTGTGCGTGATGCCTGGCAAAGAGCCTATGGCGGAAGAAACGCTCACAAGGTCGCAGTCCTCGAAGAGGGCATGAAATTTACACCCATTGCAATTCCCAATAATGAAGCACAGTTTCTGGAAACTCGAAAGTTTCAGATTGAAGAGATTGCAAGAATGTACAGAGTGCCACTCCATATGATCGGCGACCTTGACCATGCAACATTCAGTAACGTAGAGCATTTATCCCTTGATTTCGTCAAATATAGCCTCGATCCTTGGATTGTCCGATGGGAGCAGTCATTGCAGAAAGCACTTCTTTCTGATTCTGAAAAAGGACAGTATTTCGTGAAATTCAATGTAGACGGACTTCTGCGTGGCGATTATGCTTCCCGTATGCAGGGCTATGCTACTGCAAGACAAAACGGCTGGATGTCGGCGAATGACATCCGTGAAAAGGAAGATATGAATTTGATTCCTGATGAAGATGGAGGTAACCTGTACCTCGTAAATGGCAGCTTTACCAAACTCGCAGATGCAGGAGCGTTTGCAAATCAAAATTCAGAAAAGGAGGAGAAAACCAAATGAAGAAATTCTGGAACTTTATCCAAAACGAAGATACATCGGAAACAGAGCTTTTGTTTAATGGCCCTATCTCTGAAGATACTTGGTGGGGCGATGAAGTGACACCTGCTTTGTTTCGTGATGAACTCTCAAAAGTCAGCGGAAACTTGACAGTCTGGCTGAACTCGCCGGGCGGCGATGTGTTCGCTGCAAGTCAGATTTATTCCATGCTGAAAAATCACAAAGGCAAGGTTACCGTGAAAATTGACGGTATTGCTGCATCAGCGGCTTCTGTTGTGGCAATGGCAGGCGATGAAACTTTAATTGCACCAACTGCCCTAATGATGATCCATGATCCCAGCACTTGTGCTATGGGAAACAAGGCAGATATGGAAAAAGCTATCATCTTGCTCGATGAAGTCAAAGAGAGCATTATCAACGCCTACGAAACCAAGTCCCACCTCAGCAGAAACAAGATTGCAAAGCTGATGTCCGATGAAACATGGCTCAATGCGAAAAAAGCACATGAGATGGGATTTGTGGACGGGATTCTTTTTGCAAAGAAGAAAATGCCTGTTGTTCCCAAAGAGGAAGAACAGGATGAAGAAGAAAAAGAAGATACACTGACTGCAATGACTTATTCCAAATCGAAGAATCTATCTGCATTCTTATCCAAAGTATCTGCATCAGCAGAATCTGTTACAGGCACACCCATTGACCAGCTTGAAAAAAGACTGGCATTACTGAAATACTAAGGAGGATTTTAACTATGGCTATGACAATTCAGGAACTCAGAGAAAAGAGAAAGAAGGCTTGGGACACTGCCCGTGATTTTCTCGACAGCAAGAGAAATGCAAACGGTGTTCTCAGTGAGGAAGATTCCAAGACTTACGATGCAATGGAACAGACAATTGTTGACCTTGGCAAGGAAATTCAGCGTCTGGAACGACAGGCTGAAATCGAAGCTGAAATGAACAAGGCAACTTCCACTCCTGTTCTCGGAAAACCCGCAACTCCGAATGTAACTGAAAAGACAGGTACAGCAAGCGATACTTACAAAAAAGCATTCTGGAACAGCGTCAGAAATCGCAATTGGATCGA